GGGCTGAGCCCCAGCGACGCGGCGACCTCCCGGACGGGCTCGCCCGCCTGGACGCGCCGCACTGCCTCTGCGCGGACCGCGCGGCGCTCGTCCGGCGCCCGGGCGGGGGCGGCGGGCTCCGGGGCCGGCCCGGCGGGCGGGACGCAGGCGTCGATGTCCGGCCCCTCCGCCATGTCCTCGGGCACCTCCGCCGCGGGCCGGGGCGCCGCCGCAGGCACCGCGACGGGCACGAGGCAGCCGGCCAGGGGGCCGGACAGGTCACCGTCGCGCTCCCTTTGGAGCGCGGCGAGGCAGATGCGGGCCACGGCCTCGTCCAGGAACACGGCCAGGCGGACGGGGCGCAGCGCGACCAGCTCGAGCCCTTCGGCGCAGCGGCGGAGATCGTAGAGGAAGGGGGAGGCGTCCATTCCGGTCTCCTTGAAGGAGGCGTTGAAGGGCCCCGCCGGTCACACGGGCGGGGAGGCGAAGAGGTCGGCTTCGCGGTAGTCCTCGGCGATCGCGGCCATGACGCGGATCTCCTCGTCGGCCTCCTCCTGGGTCATGCGGCCCTGGCGGACGAAGCGCGGGTAGGCGCGGCGGCGGAAGGCGAGCTCGCGCTCGGCGCAGCGCAGCTTGCGGGATCGGGTGACGGGCTCCGCCATCACGACGGCCCCCCGATCTCCGCCGGCTCGATGACGAAGTCCTCGCCCTCGGCGCCGATCGACACCCCCGCGATGCCGCGCGCCACGTCGGCGTCGGCGAGCATCGCCTCCTTGTTGACCTCGACCTTCACGCGCAGGAAGCGCTCGAGCCCCAGCCTCCGGCAGGCCTCGATCACCGCCTCCACGGGGCGGGCCGTGACCTTCGGCGGGCGCGCGCGCCACAGGATGCGGCCCGTCCCGAGCTCCGCCGTCTTGGTGCGCCCGCCGGCCGTGAGCTCGTGGCGGTGCGCCTCGCACCAGATCTGCACGCCCCGCTCGACCTCGGCGAGCTCGGCCAGCGGCTGCGCGAGGTCGCGCTCGAGCGCCTCGCCCGCGACCCGGATCGCCTCGTCGGCGAGCGCCTTGCGCGCCGCCACCCGCGCGCGCAGCTCGCCCACCCGCGCCACCGCGCGCACCGCCGCCTCGCGGCTCTGCGGCACCGATGCCAGCGCCGGCGCCTTCACCCTCGTCGTCCTCGTCATGCTCCCTCCAGCCGCTTGGCTCCTCAGCCGTCTCCGCCCCCGGTCCGGTTGCGCGGGCAGCGCGAGCAGGCCCGATACATCCGCACCCGCAGCGCATTATGTCCCGAGAACTCCCGCGCCCGGCGGCGCCAGGCCGCGCACTCATGGGTCGGCAGGTCGCCCAGCGCCGGGCAGGCGACGACGGCGCGCAGGAACACCCCGCGCACCAGCTCCTCGACCGCCGGATAGCTCCCCTCGTAGCGCCGCCGCAGCACGCAGGACACCAGCGCCGCCGACCGCCCGAGCCGCGCCGCCACCTTGGCCTGCGAGGACGCCTCGCAGGCCTCGGCGAGCGCCAGCACCCAGTCGGGCAGCTCCGCCCCCCAGGCCTCGCGCGCCGCCGCGACCACCCCGCTCACGGCGCGGCCCCCGGCAGCCAGACCCAGCCGCCCGTGTTCTCGTCCCAGACACCCGTCACGCGCCGCTCGCGCGGCGGCCGCGGGCCGGTGTTGCGCACCAGCCGATAGACCGCAGGGCGCTGGCCGGGCACGGCCTTGTGGACGGCGCGCAGGTAGCCCGCGCGCAGCAGCGCCCGGCAGTAGGCCGCGGCCGCCGCCGCATCCACCCGCACCCGCTCGGTCGACGCATGGGCGGCGATGTCGACGGCCGTAAAGCTGACGAGCCCCCGCATCGCCGTCCACATGTTGCCCGCCGGCGTCTCCACCCGCGACGGCGCGACCGTCTTCAGCTCGCCCGGCGCCTCGACCAGCGCATAGCCGATGCGCGCCCGCGGCCCGACCGAGACGCGCCGCAGCCGCCCGTCGGCCTCCGCGGCCTTGATCCAGCTGACGACGCGCCGATAGCCGGCGTCGCTCGCCTCCGCGAGGCTCGCCTTGGTGAAAAGGCCCAGACGGCGCGCGCTGTCGAGGATCGCCTCGGCCATCACGCCGCCCCCCCCTCGGCGCCAAAGCGCCGAACCTCGGGCGCCAGCCCGGTGAAAAACCCCTGGCCGCCCCAGTCGCCCAGCGCGACCCGACCCAGCCCCTTGACCGCCGCGACCTCGGCGACCCGGGCGAGGTTGACGCAGATGCGCCGGATCGACGCATGCGAGGCCTTCAGGATCGCCGCGGCGAGGTCGGGCGCGACCTCGACGCCGGGCGCGTAGATGCGCGCCAGATGGGCCACATCCCCCAGGCAGCCGGGCTCGGCCGCCACCCAGTCGAGCATCCGCCCGTGGACCCGCTCTCAGGGCTGCAGCTTCTGCGGCAAGAGCTCCTCGCCGATCAGGACGACGGGCGCGCCGCTGCCTTCGTGGATGTCGCGCAGGATCTCGATCATCTTGCGCGCGACCAGGAAATCGGCCTCGTCGACGATCAGCGGCACGTCGAGCAGCGCGAGCTGCTGGGCGATCTGGTCGACCATGTCGCCGACCGTCGGGCGCGGCGGCACGCCCATCTCGTGCAGGATCGCCTCGCACAGTTTCTTGCGCGTCCAGGCGCTCTTCACCTGGACGTTGACGGCCTGGAAGCGGTTGGTGGCGTAGATCGCCGCCGTGGTCTTGCCGAAGCCCGAGGGCCCGTAAAAGGTCCCCATCCCCGGCAGACCGTGCGCGCGGGCCTTGACCCGGTCGATCAGCTGCGCCAGCGCCGCGACATTCCGCAGCGGGGCCACCGTGTTGTAGAGCGTCGCGCCGTCCATTCGCACCTCCTTCACCCGGCGAGCACGCCGTCGCCGAAGTCGGCCACCATCTGCGTCCAGGTCCGCCATTCGGGGGTGCGCCTGTAGCCCTCGAGCCAGACGCGCTGGTCCTTCGTCGCGGGCTCGCCCGCGGCGATCGCCTGCTCGAGCGCGCGGGCGCGCAGGAAGGTCTCGCGCCCGGCGTCGTCGGGCGAGGCCCGCGCCCCACGCCGCGCCGCCAGGTCCTCGACCACCGCCGCCCGCGCCGCCTCGGCGACCGGCCGCCCGGCCGCCGGCGCCCTCGAGCCGTCGAAGACGGGCCGGATCACCGTCGCCTCGACCGGCGCCGCGATGGGCACCGGCGGCAGGCGCTCCGCGATCTCGGCCGCCGTCAGGCGGCGATGCGCCGCAAGCTCGGCCCGCGCCGCGCGCCGCCAGTCGCTCCGGGCCCGCGCATGGCTGCGCGCGTCGTCGATGTCGAAAAAGCCTGCTTTCACGCGGCAGGGCGCGAAGCCCAGGTACCGGTCGTCGAGCCCGTACACATGGAGCCCGTCCCACAGCGCCGCGCGGTCGAAGCGCACGACCAGGCGCTGCCCGGCGATCGCGTGCATCCACTCGGCCCAATAGCCGTTGCCCATGAAGCGCATCTCGCCCGTGCGGGCGTTCGCGCGGATGCCCTCGGCGCCCAGCAGCCACAGCCGCCGCTGCTCGGCCGTCGCCTTGCGGATCGGGGCGCGGGCGTAGCTCTCGTCGAAAACCTCGGCGAAACTGCGCCCCATCGCCACTTCCGAGCGCCGGTCGGGCCTCCGGTTGTGCAGCTCGATCTCCTCGGCGAGCACCTCGAGGAACTCGTCGAGCGGCACCGCGCGCGCACCATAGTCCTCCGGCTTGGCGTCCGGCCGGTTGCCCGTCCAGGCGCCGTCGAAGGCCGGGTGGCGCGCGACGCGGTCGCAGAGGTCGCGAAACGCCCGCTCGATTGGTTTCGACTGCCCCGAATAGGGCGCCGCCCAATGGATGCGGCAGCCGAGCGTGGTCAAAAGCCCCGCCATATCGTCCTGGCGGACCCGAAAGCGGAACCGCGTCGGCGCCCCCCCGGTGATCAGCTTGGCCGCGAACTCCCGCCCGTTGTCGAGCAGCACATGCTCGGGGATGCCCCAGCGCTCGACCATCTCGCCGATGGCGATCTGCACCGCCTGGCTGTTGGCGGTCCGGTCCACGCGCCAGGCGAGCAGCCGGCCC